ATAATCCGTGTTGAACGTACAGATAGAACCCGTATTGAACGTACAATTAGAACCCGCTTTAAACATACAGTTAGAACCCGTTTTAAACGTACAGCCATAATCCGTTTTAAACGTACAGTTAGATATCCCTTTAAAATCAATAACTAAATAATCCTCTCTTGAATAGAAAGTATTAGTCTCTTCATCCCAAACAAACAACTCTAAAGCAATTGGTTTGCCATCTTTTAAAACTCTTTGCTGTACTTCTAATTTTGTCATTTTTTATTTCCTTTTTTTTATTTTATTTAACACACAAAAGCATAAGAGGCTAAATACATAAAGAGTTGTTTAGTCTCTGCGATAGTTTGCTCTATCTATTTATATTCACAGGTTATGCTTTGGTTTGATAAAGTGGTAGTTTTGACTCTGTAACTACCAAATGCACGGATTTTTTAAGGCATGACCCGATAGCCTCTATTTTATACAAGATAGAACTCTTAAAGTACAGCGCAGACATCCTCTAAAGATACTGTACTTCTTCAAACTCTATATAAAAGCTTTATAGTAGAACGTAAACGAGTTGAACGTGTTCATAGGGAAACTGCATATCCGCTGTCTTTATGCTTTCATTTTATACGCTCCATACTAAAGCTTTTTTAATCCATCTTCAAACAGTCCTACTGATAGATTAGTTTAACCCGCTTCGTTTGCGTTTGTCGGGTTGGTAAGTTAAGAACTCGAAGCGAACTCGATCGTTTCGGAACGTATTATGAACTCTTTTTGCTTAAACGAAGATAAAACGATAAATAAATAATAAACAAATTATAAATAAGCATAAGTTAAGAAAACTATCGTTATCATTCTTAAAATCAAAAGGAGATTTATGGCAAAAAAGATTACTACTTTTTCAATAGATGAGAAAGTTATTAAAATGATTAAAGAGATCACGGGGCAAAAAGTTGAAGTGCAAAATAATAGTCACTTAATAGAAATTCTTGTTATGAGAGAATACAATAAAATGAAAAAGGAAAAGTGATGCTAGAAAAACAATATGTAACTTCACTCGAAAAAGGTGCGTTAAGTATCGCTTCAATTTTAGATGAAAAACTAAAAGCGACAAGTGCGCCACAAGTTGTAGACTATGTAGCGTTTGCCGTTGATAACATAAACGCAAACATTAAACATGCAAAACAAGATAAACAAGAACTTGATCTATACATCAAGGAACAAGAGCAGATCAAAGAAGATATCTTAATCGGTACCAATAAATGGCTAAGCGATGCCGGGGTAGACAAATTAGAGGGGATGCGTACATCTTCAATCACTACTTATACACCTACTCCAAAAGTTACACTAAAAATATTAGATCAAGATTACTGGCTAGGAAGCAATAAATTTACAAAAGTTTCTATAGACGAAACAGCGGTTAAGAACTTCTTACTAAGTACTGAGATAGATTATAGTGAATATGCAACACTTGAAATTATACATGAAGAATCAAAAATTAAAATCAACAAAAAGAGAAATAAAGATGATTGATACAGACAAATTAAAATTACCTCTAAATGATAAATTTATTTCTTATAGAGAAATAGGAAAAACACAAGTAGGATATGTTGAATCTCATCACGTTATTAGAGAAGCTAATAATATATTTGGTTTTGGGGAATGGAGTTACAATATCAAGCAGATGAACCTGGTCTCGAATGAACAAAAAGAAAATAAGTACAATAAAATTCTTAATTATGTTGGATATACAGCGATCGTAACTATAGAAGTTATTGATAACGATGGTGTTCGTGTAACTCGTGAAGATGTTGGTTTTGGGCAAGGAATAGACCAAGATGTAGGAAAGGCTCACGAGGGAGCAACAAAAGAAGCGGTTACGGATGCACTAAAAAGAGGATTAAGAACTTTTGGTGATTCTTTCGGACTTGCGTTATATGCAAAAGATGGTCAATTTATTTTTACTGAGACAATCAGCGAAGAGGTAGAAGCTGAACTTAATAGTATGATTGAGGACAGAGGCATAAACTTCTCAGTTGTTGAAAATGTTTGGAAGATTAAGGAATTATCATGCTTACACGAAAAAACAAAAGATAAGTTTAAAGCGTGGCTACATACATTTCCTATTTTAAAGCCTTGTAACGAAATTCAGCTTAAAATAATAAACGATAAGCTTAACGCAAAAGGAGACAAGAGAGAAGAGATACTATTTAAAATGTTAGACGTTTATAGTGTTAAAGCATTGCATGAGCTAAGTTTCGAAGACGCGGCAAAAGCTATAATTAGACTTGGAAAATGAAAATCTCAATTAGCTTTAATCGTTTCATCTTTGGCGCGGTCTTAGAAGAGTTAAGACAGCCAAACATGGTCTTAACTTTTCAGGAAGTAGGATTTAAATTCCGTACTTCTCAAATCAGCAAGGAGTCTATGCGAAACTTATTAAAGTATCTCGACTTAGACTATCCACGAGATGATAGAAATGAGCCGTTAAGCTACACAAAGCTTACAAGTAGAGAGATGAGTGACCACGTAAAATGGATAGAACTAAAAGCTATGGAGTCAGGACACGAAATGCGACATATCGCAGAACAGTGGGAACGACTTTTAAATCAAAGTGGGATATATAAATGAGAGATAAAAAATGTAAATCGTGCGGTAATATGTTTACACCTGATAGACCGATGATGAGTACCTGTTCATATGAATGCGCTATAAAATATGCTTCTACTCTTCAATCAAATAAGAAGAAAAAAGAAAGCAACAAATTAAAAAAGGAGTTTAACGAAAATGATAGAAAATATCTCTTAGAGATAGCACAAAAAACATTCAATACTTATATCCGTATGCGTGATGGAAAAGTTTGTATCTCGTGCGGTTTTAAAGGCGATAGACGACAATTTCACGCAGGGCATTATAAGTCACAAGGCGGTAATAGTGCGCTACGATTTAACGAGAATAATGTACATTCACAATGTAGTATCTGTAATACACACCTTAGTGGAAATCTTGCAGAATACAGAAAAAATCTTATTGAAAAAATAGGATTAGTAAAAGTGGAATATCTCGAAACTACAAAGAACACAAAACTTTGGACAGTCGATGAGTTAAAAGATATAATCAAAACTTACAAACAAAAATTAAGGAATTAAAATGAGCTTGCCAACAGTATCAATCTTTGGAACAATCAATAAAATAGAGACACGCTTCGCAGCGAATGGAATACAGATAACTAGCTTTCAAATAGAATGCAGTGAGAAAGAAAAAGACGGCACATATTCAAACTTATACATTAAGTCAGCAGTATTCAATAAAGCCGCTGAATTTGTAAACAATTACTTTCAAGATGGTGCAGTTTGTATCGCTTCAGGCAAACTCGTAACAGAAGTTTATGAGCGTGAGGGAGTGAAAAAGTATGAGATTAAACTTAAATTCCCTACGATTGAATTTGCACCTAAAGCGAAAAGTGATAACGTACAAAAGCAAGGCGCACCACAACAAAAAAGACAAGCTCCACAAGTGAGTTATGAAGATATACCAGCTATTGACATAGATATTGATACTTTACCATTTTAAAATAATTATGGTATAATTTTACACACGCTAAACCTCTGCTTGCACGTTTAGCTTAGCACTTCTAAGAAGTAGTAAGCACTTGACGGTCTCTCACTACTTCTTAGAGTTGCTTATTAGAGAGACCGTCAATCCCTCATTAAAAATAATATACAACTACTCCAAAACGACTGACAATCAATAGGATTAACCTATGGAACTATTAAAAGTCGATACAGAAGTATCAATAACGCTAAAAGAATTAACAGATTTAATATCTGTTCGCCATAACGATTCAATGAGAAAAGTAGAAGAATTATCTGCTGAATTAACTTTTGGAACGCTACGAAAAACTCGTATCGTGTATAATGATAAAGGTCAAGAAATCGATACTTATCTTCTTACAAAAAAGCAGGCGATTGCTGCTGGCGCAAGACTTAACAATTCTCTTCTCATGTTGGTTATAGATAAGCTTGAAGATATGGAAAAATCAAAAAACAAACCCATGACTATCGAGCAATTACTACAAGAGAACATTAGAGTAATAGGGCAACTTCAAACAAAAGTAATCACGCTTCAAACAAAAGTAATCACGCTTCAAAATAAAGTCGAAGAAGATAAGCCAAAGGTTAAATTCGCAGAGGCAATAAGTGGCACAACTTCAAATATAGATTTTGAAACTTTCGGGAAAGTATTATATGACTCAGAAGGAATAAAAATGGGTCGAAATAATCTTATGAAATGGTTTAGAAATAACGGATATTTGACGAAAAATAATAAACCTTATCAAACTATGCTTGACAGAGGATTGATGACACTAAAAGAGGGAAATTATATAACTCAAGCTACTCAGGAATTAGTAACTTACATACAACCTCGTATCACTGGAAAAGGTCAAATGTACTTTACCAACAAATTGCTTGATGAGGTTAAATAAATGACACATTCGTTTGACATAGAAATAGCAGAAGAAATCAGCGTTAATGCTGCAATAGTGTATCAGAATATAGTATTTTGGTGTACTAAAAACAAGGCAAATGAAAAAAACTTCTTTGATGGTAATTATTGGACTTATAATAGCATTAAAGCGTGGAAAGAATTATTTCCATATCTAACAGAGAGCGCCATAAAAACAGCCTTACAGAAGCTTGAAGAACATGGATTGATTCTATCTGGAGAATACAATGAAAATAAGTATGATCGAACTAGATGGTATTCGGTTGTCGAGTTGTCAAAAATCGCCAATGGAGTTGTTGAAAATCGCCAACCTATACCAGATAATAAACCAGATAATAAACCAGATAATAAAAGAAATATATCCCTTCTTGATTTATTTCTTCTAGAGGAGCCAACTCTAGGAGATAATGGTAAACAAGTAGTTCAAGACTTTATAGATTATAGGAAACAGATTAAAGCACCTATAAAGACAATAGCACCTATAAAACTATATTTAAAAATATTGAGAGAATTACTGAAACTAAACTACAAGATTAATGAAGTAATTGAGTTGATGAAAGCTAAAGAATGGCAGTCAATAAAAGTTGAATGGATAATTAAAGAACTCGGAAAGAAAGAAGATCAAAAACTAGAAGCGACCAGAAGCATAGGAGGATATTTATTTTGAGCAAGATTGAAATATTAAAAAAAGAAAATGACAATATCACTATGATGCTAGAAAAAGCGGAAAGAGATAATGATTTTGATGCTATCTACAAGCTAAAGAAGCAATACTACTCAAACAAGTTGTCTATGCTTGAATTATTGACAGTAAAGAACGAAACTTTTACTATAAGCGCAAGAGAGCTTAAGCGTAAGACAGATGCAAAGCCTCACGCTATAAGATACGAGACGGGCATATCCGTACTTGATGAAAAATTAAAAGGCGGCTTTGAAGTTGGAAGTCTTATTCAACTTGCAGGGCAATCGTTTGCAGGTAAGACTACTTTGTTTTTAAGTATCGTTGCAAACATAGCTAAATACTCAAAGGCAATGTTTGCTAGCTTTGAGATGGGCGATAGAAGAATAGTAAAGAGATTGCAAGAGCTTCTAACAGAAGAGAAACAATGGGATAACTTACTTATCAATTCAGAAACAAGAGATATAAATGATTTAGTAATGGAAATAACATTACTAGCAAACGAGGGAATTAAGTTTTTTGCAATAGACAGCCGTATGAAGCTCAAAATGAGTGGAAGCGATGCAGAATATCAAAAAATCTCTTTGATGAGTTCTAGGCTATCAGAATGCGCAATAAAGAACGATATTATAATCTTGTTGGTTAATCAAATAAGCGAAGAGGACTTGAAGAATAGAAGATTAAGTCTAAAAGGTTCAGGAGATCAACTTTATGATTCAGATATGGCTTTATTTATTTTGATAAAAGATGATGAGAGCAGAGAGCTAATATGCACAAAGAACAGGCAAGATGAGTTCACTTTCAAAGTTGATTTACCAAAAAACTATAATCAAAAAAGATATGTAGTTACCGAGTATGTAGAAGAGAAAATAGAAATGAGTGTTTTATGATAAATATCGAAACGTCAATAGTATGCACTATTCTTGAAAACAATTTTATATCAATGGATAAAAACATAACTAACTTTAAAATTGAAGATAAGTATTTTAATTCACCAGAACTAAGATTTATTGTTAAAGGTATAAACAGACTTAAAGAACTTGATGAGCCTATTGATTTAGATATATTAAAATACTATATTTATAAATCAGATAATTATTTGAGAGTTTTTTCATCTTGCTTTATGCTTGATGATTTTTTGATTAAATTGATATCTTCAAACTCTTTAACATATAATTCACTTTGCAAATATTACGACATACTAAAAAAAGAATACGAGCAGCACAAAAGAACAAAAGAACTTTTATATATTTAAAACTTATTTAAAATATATTGACATTGTTTTAAAAATATTGTAAAATTCTTGTATTAAAACAAAAAGGGAAATAAGATGACAGAATGTAAAGTATGTAAAAAAGAATTTATACAAGTAAGAGTAACAAACTTATATTGTTGTAAAGAATGTAGAGATAAGTTTCATTCAGAAGAAAAAACTATTAAGGCAAGGGATAATAGAGAAGAAGTAAACAGGAAAGTGAGAGAAAGAAGAAATAAAAATTTAATTAAGTATTCTATTACGCAATATAAGAATAGAAATTCAGATGCAATTAGAATTAAAAGAAATGCGAAAGAATTAGAATATTATAAATCTAATAGAGATATAATAATTTCTAAATTAAAAGCTAAAAAAGAATTAGTTAAAAATAAAAGCATAAAATTAAGACAGTTATGGAATAGGGAGGATGAAGAAAAAGTGATCTATTTACATAAAACATTTGTTACTTCTATAAATATTGCTTTAGAACTGGGGAGAACTGTAGACTCTATTGAGAATAGAGTTAGGAAATTATTTAAAGATGGTAGATTATCGCATCATTTTGGTGGTAAAAATATTATTAGCTATACAAAGAAGGATAAAAGATGACAGAAAGAATAAAAACCGCAAACGTAGAAGAGTTACACCAGATAGGTGTTGATATTTCAATGAGTGAATTAAGCAGACAAGAGAAATCGGTTATGTATGCTTTAATCGAAGAGAGATTGTATGATCTTGATAATAGTGTAATGATTGAACCGTCGGAAGATATAGGGATTGATTGATGAGTTTTATGATATAATACAGCTACAAAAACGTCCGAGATTAGTAATACTTATTCTCGGAGCATAGATTTAAAACAGCACGTTTTTATTATCCTTTAACGTGTTGTTTTAAGTTTATAAAAGGATTAGAATGATACCTAAAGACAGACAGATACTAATCAGAACTTATTTAGGCACTAATATAGCTATATGGAATGAAGTGCAAGAAGAGTTTGTATTTGCAAATGTTCAGGCGGATATGTATGATGGAGTTTATAACGATGTCTATTACGAGAGCGATTATATAAAAGAGAGTGAAGTTTTAGAATGGGCAGAAATAAACAATATATTTAAAGAGGATTAAAACTTGGCACTAACTCAAAAGCAAGAGAACTTCTGTTTATCATACATCAAAATAGGTAACGCAAGCGAAGCATACCGTCAATCATATAACGCTGAAAAGATGAAGCCTGAGACTATATGGAATAACGCATATAAACTACTTGAAAGCAACTATGTCGCAACGAGGGTACAAGAGCTACGGGATAAGGCAGAATCTAAGGCTATTATTACACTAGAGCAACGTAAAGAATTATTATCACGTTTCGCGTGGGAAGAAGAAAGCGACAAGGCTATGAAAGCTATTGACCTACTCAACAAAATGGACTCTGTGTATGTACAGAAGCAGGATATTACTACAAGTGGAAACGTAACTCTATTCTTACCTACACCAAATAAAGATAAGTAATGGCAGACGTAGAGTGGATTCCTACTACTAAGCAACAACTAGCGCTTGAAACAACAGCGAAGTATATTTTATTTGCAGGTTCAAGAGGTGGAGGAAAGACTGATGCCTCACTTATGCAAGTATTTATAAACAATAATCATCTTAATCCTAACTTCCGCGTACTTGTCCTTAGAAAAAATACTCAAGATTTATCAGATTATATATCCAGAGCTTGGCGTATATACGAAAAATTTGGTGCAAAGAAAGCTGGTGTGCTTCCAGTGTTTAAATTTCCAAGCGGTGCTACTATTATTACAGGACATCTTGCATCCCCTGATGCGTTTGAACATTATCAAGGTCAAGAATTCCAACTTATACTTATTGAAGAATTAACACATATATCGTCAAAGCTTTTGTTTGAGAAAATAATGGGTTCTCTACGATCAACGATAGATGGTATTAGTACACGTTTATTTGCAACAACGAATCCTGGAGGAGCTGGTCATCAATGGGTTAAGGAATTTTGGCATATTGGAGAGTATTTACCAGATAAAAAATTTGAAGACAATGGTTTAAGTAAAATATACATCCACGCTAACATAGATGATAACCCACACTTATTTGATGCAGATCCTGAATATGTACAGTATCTAGATAATCTTCCTGAGGACTTAAGACAGAAGTGGAGATACGGAAGCTTTGATGACTTTGATACGCCTTCTCAATTTTATGCATCATCATTATCTAAAGCAAAACAGCAAGAAAGAATAATAAATATACCGATAGTTTCCTCACTAAGAACTTTTGCTGCATTCGACTTAGGTATGCGTGACCAGATGGTAGTATGGGTAGCACAGATATTTGGTAAAGAAGTACGTATTGTAAGATGTTATGCTAATCGTGGTCATAATATTGAACACTATGCTAATTGGCTTAATGACTTAAAAGATGAATATGATATACGTTTCGAAAAGGTATTCGTGCCGCACGATGCGAATGTAAGAGAACTTACAAGTAATGGAACACGTTTTGATAAGATGAAACAACTGGGGATGAAGCCAGATCTACTTCTGAGAGCTGATGTATTAAGTGGAATAGAGACAGCAAGAGATTTACTAGGACATTGCTTCTTTGATGAAGAGGGATGTAAAGACGGGCTAAGAGCATTAAGAGCATATAGTCGTGAGTTTGACACAAAAGCAAATAGATACAAAGATAATCCATTGCACGACTGGGCAAGTGATTACGCAGATTCATTTAGATATCTAGCACAAGGGCTTAGTAAGTCTATTACAACATTTACGCCAAAGCCTAAGCAACACTATGCTCACACTGAAAACTCGTGGATGGGTAGTTGATCTATTAATATGATATAATATCAATAAATATTTGGAGATACGATGGATAATATTTCAAAGACACCGATTGATTTACAAGAAGAAGGCGAAGAAGGATTTATAAAGTTAGCCAAAGAACGATCATTAATAGCATCTAAGTATTGGCAAAAGACATATGATCTATCAAGAACCGATACAGCGTTTGCCTATGGAGATCAATGGGATGATAAGTCTTTAGAAGTTAGAAAAGGTAGACCGACACTCACGCTCAATAAGATGGGGCAGTTTATTAGTAGACTCGTGGGAGATCAACGACAAAACGTACAGCAAATAAAATGTATATCCTCTGGTAGCTTTGATGCAACTCTTAAAAATTCCGCAGGTACTAAAGATTATAAACAATCACAAGTATTAGAGGGGTTAATTCGTAATATTGAAATCATTAGTAATGCTCCTTATCAATATAAGACTGCTTTTCAGCATTCTGTTGAGGGTGGTTTTGGGTGGTTAAGAGTTCTAACGGATTATTCAGATGGAGATAGCTTCGATCTTGATCTTAAAATACAAGCAGTAAGACATAAATATACTGTAATGATTGACCCTGATGCAGTTGAGCCAGATGCCAGTGATATGAACTATGCCTTTATCTCAGAGAGAATGAGTGCTAAAGAGTTTCATCAAAGATATCCAAGTGGAGTTATTGCAGATATTAATAGAGTAACAGCAGACCACGTTGCATTCTGGGGGGTAGAAGATAATGTGGTGGTATCTGAATACTTCGTTCGAAAACCTATTGTAAGATCATTACTTCTTATGAGCAATAATGAAACATACTGGAAGGATGAGGTAAAAGATGTTCTTGATGAACTAGAAAAGCAAGGCGTAACAATATCAAGAGAACGAAAAGTAAATACATACAAAGTTCTATGGTATAAGATTACAGCTGGAGGAATATTAGAAGGCCCTAAAGAATGGGTCGGCTCTACTATTCCTATTGTTCCAGTGTGGGGAAAAGAGATTAATCTAGAAGGAAAACGAGAGTTTAGAGGTTTAATACACGATGCTATAGATGCTCAACGTATGCATAACTACTGGATGAGTGCGGCAACTGAACGTGTAGCATTAGCTCCAAAAGCTCCTTGGGTAGGTGCAGCTGAAAACTTTGAAGGTCACGAAGATAAATGGGATACTGCAAATACTAAGAACTGGTCATACTTAGAATACAATCCAACTTCTACAGGCGATAGGCCACAGCGACAAGACCCTCCACCTATGCCAAGCCAAGAGTTACAAATAGCTTCATTAAGTGAACAAGGTATTAAATCATCAGTCGGTATGTATGATGCTATGCTTGGTCAAAGAAGTGCAGAACAAAGTGGTATTGCAATTCAATCACGACAGCAGCAGGGAGATACAGCGAACTTTGTATTTACAGATAACTTAAATCTATCAATTCAGAGAGTAGGTAAGATTTTACTAGAGACAATCCCAGCTGTATATGATGGTAATAGAATTATTCGTATGCACTTTGCTGATGGAAGCGGTGACTTTGTAGAGATTAATAAAACTATATTGGATGAGCAAACAGGAAATCAAGTTGTAGTTCACGATCTTGCTATGGGTAAATACGATTGTGCCGTAACCACTGGTCCACAATATATGACACAAAGACAAGAAGCAGCAAATACTATGATGGAACTTGCTAAGAGTATCCCACAGGTTGCACAAGTAGCACCTGACTTATTAGCTAGCAACCTTGATATTCCAAATAGTGATATCCTTGCAGAGCGTCTTAAAAAAACAATACCAGCTAATATGTTAAGCGCAGAAGAACAACAAGAGATGGCGAAGAATGCACCGCCACCACCGCCACCACCTCCGCCAACACCTGAACAACAAAAGGCACAAGCTGATATGCAGATGGCGCAGCAAAAATCACAGTTTGATTTACAGATGCAACAGCTTAAAATACAAGAAGCAAATATAAAACTTCAAACAATACAGCTTGAAGCACAAATTAATATGGAGGTACAACGTGAACAGGCGAATCAAACGAGCGCAACACAAAATGGTAATCAAGACCCAAAAGAAGATGTTGCACTTATTCAACAAATTGTAAGCAATACAGTGGCAAAGGCAATGGCTTCTATGATAGCACAATCAAGACAAAGTCAACAAGTGCAACAATCTCCACAAGAAGAACAGCAAGAGCCAGTAGATAATCCACAAGAAGAGCAAGGAGAGATGCAATAGCATTTTTCTTTTAATATGATATAATATGAAGATTAAAACCAACGACCTTAAAGGGGAACGATAATATGGAAAGAGATTATGACAGTTTTTCGGTAGAGAGCAACAAGACACCATCGGTTGAGGAAGTAGTTAAAGATACTGCTAAAGAAGCAGAGGAAGAAGTAGCCAATGAACCGTCGACAGATATACCAGAAGTAGAAGTGAATGAAGCACCAAAGCCACAAGGTAAATCTCGCGCACAAAAACGTATTGAAGCACTCGTACAAGAAAAGCACGAACTAACTCGTCAGCTTGAAGAAGCTAAACAAAGTAAAAAAGATACTAAAACTAAAGCATTAGATCCTGACGACTTTGAAGATTATGATGATTATCTATCAGCAGTTGAAGAAGAAAAGCCTAAAGAGGTAACGAAAGAGGCATCTGTAAATGATGATAGTGCATCAGTAGTTGAGCAATTTAAAGCTATGACAGAAGATATGGTTGATAAATATGCAGATTATGAAGATAAGTTGTCTGAAATGCCAGTCCTTACTATCGATATGATCCGTGCATTAAACGAGAGCGATGATCTAGGAGAAGTCGCATATTATCTCGCAAATAATCCTAAAGAAGCAAGAGTATTATCTAAGTTGTCGTTGGCGAAGATCGCTATTGAGATAGGGAAGATTGAAGTAAAACTCTCTCAACCGAAAGTTGTCGCACCAATTACTAAAAAAGTAACAAGTGCGCCTGATCCAGTTACGCCTGTTGGTGGTAGTAATATGCCTCCACGTAGTTTAAGCGAAGCATCTACTCAATCAGAGTATGAAGCGATGCGGAGAAATCAATCAAGAAAGTCTAACGGCTTTATTTAATAGGGAGAAAACAAAATGCCTCAAACAAATGGTATCGGTGGGAAGTTACTCACATCAGACCTCATCCTCAAAGAAGCGATGTGGCAGTTTAAGAACAATTTAGTTGCGTGTAAGCGTGTATATCGTGACCTTGAAAGCAAGGTAGTTAATGGAGTTGGTAATAGTGTAAATGTTAAAAAGCCTTACCGTGTTAAATCAACAGAGGGAAGAACGCTTGGTGTACAACCATTAGTTGATAACACTGTAACAATTACAATTAATCGTCAGCGTAATGTTGGTCTTAAATGGACTGTTCAAGATTTAACTCTATCTATTGAAGATTTTTCTCAAAGATATATTCAGCCAGCTGTTGGTGAGATTGCAACTCAAATCGAACTATCTGTATTCGAAGAAGCAAGAAACGCTTACTTTATGACTGGAACTGTTGGGTCTGATTTATCATATTCTACGTTTGCGCTTACTCGCGCTCAAATGAATGGAGTTGCAATTCCTGATGAAGGTACTGGCTTACGTTCTGCACTTATCAATGATATTGATGCAGCAAACATTTCTACATCTTTGATGACTGTATTTGCAGGACAAGGTAGTATTGCTAAAGATTCAATTCAAAAAGGTTATATGGGCCCACTAAGCGGAATGGAGTTTTATTCATCTCCAATTGTTCCAACTCATACAGTAGGTAACTATGGTGGTATTCCACTTGCAAATAATGCAACGGCACAAACTGGAGCATCTATTGTAACTGATGGTTGGACTGCATCTGTAACTGGTCTATTGAAAAAATATGATATCATTACTTTTGCTGGTGTATATGAAATTAATCCTATCACTCGTACATCAACTGGACGTTTGCAGACATTCGTAGTAACTGCTGATGTAA